ACATCCACACCTTGCTTGGCTCCGACGTGGTTCCGGCAAAGACGAGCCTGCCCTGATGGAATGTGACCGAAGAAGGCCACCCCGGTGTCGTTCCCCACGCGCCGAGTGCCCAATTAGTTGTAGGTATGCCGAGATTGGAACATCTCCGGTAGACCTTTGCTATTACATACTTCGCGGATATGTAGGCGGTTATCTTCAGATATCCAGTACGGGCTTCCCGTACTTTCTTGAGATTCCAATAAAACCTAGGTGTGTTTCTATTGGCATAGAACCTCAGTTTAGGAGTTACGTGGTTGTAGTCCTCGCTTCTCAGTTCGCCGGTCACTGTAAGTTTGGCTGTGCCCGTATGTGCCGGAAATGTCATGTAGTCCTGATATGTAGTCCCGCCATCAACCGAATATCTCAATGACACAGAACCGTCAGAAGGATCTGAAAACATATAGAGAAGCTCGAATTTCCCGTCAACGTCCCACGGCCCGTCGATATAACCCGGCAAGTAAGGGTCATACGAACTCTCATTTATCACCGTTCCGGGGTCTGTGTACCCGATCTTCAGCCATCGCCCGACATCATTTGCCGTGAACACGTCTGCGCTGGACGTGACCGTGACCGTCTCCCCGTAAAGCCCCGTAGAATCGATGTTTCCCTGCAAATTCAGTAACCATCTCCATTCCCCGGAGATCTTCTTGAATAAATCCCACGAGGTGGTGTTAAGGTAGAAGTCCCCGTCTTCGCCTTCTGTGGTCGGGTCAACTGCGCCGGTCAGGATGGTATTCCCGTCAGTAGGGTCGAGTTCATTAAGTTCAGCGAGGTATGCGGATACCGTCAGCGTATGCGAGTCAGTAGAGTTGTCCTTCATGAAAGGCCCGTTCTCCCAGTCGAAGGTGTCAAGAGTCCACGTTGTATGGGCGGAACGGGTTATCGTTCTCGTGTCGTATGAGGGATGGAAGACATAGAGGGTGTCGGCAGACTGTTGGAAGCGGAGATCGAACAGAACGCTTTCAGGCCACGGGGTCGCTATCTCGTAAGCGGCATCGGCTACCCACTTGTCCTCCCATGATTCACCCGTTCCAGGTTCGGTCGTCGCCCCCGAAGTGTGAGCGGAAATACACCTGTAGATCACATCGTCATTCTTCACGAAGTCCGCAACAACGTAGCCAGTCGCTGTCGCCCAGGCGGATGTAGTGGACGTGGTATGGACTACCTGCCCCCCGTCCTTGAAGACCCTCATGTAGTAATCCCCGAACTCAAGGACATACGCCTGTGTAGTCGAGAACTCGAAGGGAACCACCCTGACCTCTTTGGACGAGTCCTTGACCGTGCCGATGTACTCGAACCCCGGACGGTTGACAACTCCACCCTGAGGAAGGACGATGACATTACTCCCCGTCCGAAGTCCCAGGTAATACTGGTTGAGGTCAGTCCTCTTGTGCAGTGCCGGAGCGAGTACCCCTGCGGCAAATGATGGCCTGATAGGGTAGAGGCTCATGGTATTACGAAGTCCTCCGTGCTTCCAGTGCATCAGAGGTGAAGACGAACTGCCTGTATCCTTCAGCCTTGGACGCTACGATGGCATGGTTTATGGCGTGCTGATAGAGTTTGAACATGGTGTCCTTCGCGTCTTCCCTCTGCGTCAGCGGATAGGCGATGTCGTAGGCAAGCCGTAGGGCGAAGCAGGTCACGAATTCAGGAGGCCATACGCCTACAGAGTCAAGGACATAGGTATACCTTGCTACCGCATCCTCCACATTGCACCAGATAAGAAGTCCATCCTGCGAGTCGTTGAGTCCTATCTCGTATTTGATCTTCTGTCCCAGAGTCCCGGCTGTGTCGATTATCTCCCTGACCATGGCGCAGTCGTCTGGGTAGGTGTATGCGTAGTCCCACATGTCGGACTCTTCGGTTTCATCCTCCGTCAGGTCAACCTCAAGGGACGCGAAACGCCAGTCCGCCGCCCGTAGGACTTCGCGCAGGGATATGGGCCAGTAGAGGTTGACGAGTTCCGCCTCTGTGGACGTGTCTGTATCGAGATCCGTCAGGCTCATCCCTGCAAGGTGGCGAAGGGCGATATTGGCAATATTAGTTTTAGTAAGGGCCGAATACCCCGAACTGCTCATGATTGAAGCCCTCCTTCAAAAAAAGAAGGGGGCGAATGAACGCCCCCTGTGTTGTTATGCCCCTGCTCCGTAGTCCTCTGTAGCCAGTACGGTGCTGACGCTGTATGCCCTGCCGTCAAGTGTGGCGGCGCAGACATAGAACGCGGTCTTTGCAGAGTCTGTTATCTCAAGGGTGTATACCCCCGTGGCAAGAGGTTGTACCAGGAGTGCCTTCTTAGCCGTGAAAGTAGCAAAGTCCGTACCCGATGCGCTCTTTGCCTTAACCGTGCCCGATGCGGAAGTCCCAGTAAGCCCAACACCCGTAGCACTGTCGGAGAGCCACACCATGAACGGACGTGCCCCGTCAACGGTTGCCCCTGCCGCGTCCTTCAGGGTGATGGCAACCTCGCAGACATTCTCCGCCCCCGCAGTAGCCGCAAAGGTGAAGGATGCAACGATGTCGTCGAGTTCATTAAGTTCAGCAGCGGTTGCCGTTACCGCAGTGCCTGCACCGGAACCAAGTTTCAGCCCGCCGTCGGCAATGACAATGGTGTCGATGTTCTTGTTGGCTCCCACCACGACAGCCTTTGATGCAGTAACCGTCCCCGCCACTACATCGGTCAGGTACGCTACCTCATCGGCATCGACATCGCTCAACCTTTTAGCGAGAGCCGCGCCGAACTTGTTTGCCCTTCCTACAGCCATTTATTCATCCCCTTCCATGAGGGCAAGTATTTCTTTCTTCGTCATGCCCTCGTCCACTTCAAGTCCCTGCGCCTGCGCCATCGCAAGAAGATCGTCGTGCTTCATCCTGATGGACGCTTTAACGTCGGGTTCCTTGCCAGGTTCGTCGACCGGCACAAAATGAGGCGGGGGGGAAACCCCGTCTTCGAACCAACAGATTTCCCCCTCGCGCCGTCTATGCTGTCCCGGAAACTGGCATTTCCGTGTGCATAGGTACTGCTTCATAACGTGTTACTCCTATGCGGTTACGTTGGCACTCTGTGCGTCAAGGGTGATGTAAGCGTCGAATATCCCCGCCGTTGCCGCTTCGGTGCCGATGGTGTACTCAAGGTTCAGGTAACGCAGTCCCGAAGGAACGCTGATGGGAACCTGGATAACGTCGTCACCGTCACCCACATCACTTCCTACAGTTACCTGCTGTGAACTCCACAGGTTGACAGCCCCTGCGCTGAACGTTCCGTCAGCATCCGCCTCAAGGTCGAAGTCAACGGTAGCGGTGTCGTTACCAGAATCTAATGCAGTGGTGAACACGATGTTCAGGTAGACCACCCTGCCTGCAAGCCTGTCCGCTGCCTGAAGGTCGATGTAATTAGTGCAGTCGTGGGCGCCCTTAGTCCCGTTTGTCCCGCTCGAAAGATCAAGAGCATCCGCAAATTCCAGGTCGCTATCTACAAAAGCCATGTCTGGTCACTCTCCTTTTCAGTTTCTGTTAAGCCCACTAGGAAACCTGGGACTCGGTGCTGACTATCGAGTCACACTGTTTAACCGGGATGCCGCGGAAGAACGTGGCCGGCCTTCCGGCGTAGTCGTTCAGTGTGAGGTACACGTTATGCTTGTCTTGGATCATGATGTCCAGCCACGTCTTGACAGTCCTGCTCACGTAGAACACGGGACGGCAGGCGTTCTGGTTCGGGAGAAGATTTTGCATCTGGATCATGTACTGGATAAGGTTTATCGAAGAGTCGGAGGAAGCCGCCCCATAGGTCGCGAGTGCGGAACCGTCGATGTTGGCAAGCCTGACGAGATAGCGTGCGTCCTCAACGGCAAGGCCGGATTCCCACACGTAGTGAGTCCTATAGCCCTCGTACCAGCCGTTGGTCGCGTCTCCGAGAGTGACCTGCCCTTTGTCCTCCATCACGAGTCCTGCCTTGGAAGCCCGTGGGAATATGCCGTATATCGGCCCCCAACCGACAAGGAATATCGAGGTGCAGTCAGTCCCGTCGTCAGTCCCGCCCCCGTCGAGTACGTAGGTGCCGAGCGCGTTAGTCCTGACGGAAAGGCCATTGAACTCTTCAGGTGCGGTCAGTGCGTTGCCGTAGAACAGGGTGTCGGAGAACTCCTGGGACATGCCCTCGATGTGTGCCTTGTCCTGTCCTGCCCTGAATGCGGCAGTGTTGCCGTTCAGGTCTGCGATCTTCTTGTCCACCGAGCAGTAGGCTTCGAGCATCCCGCAGGTCTCGTCTATCTGCTTCGTGGTCGCCTTGGTGTCGGTGACACCCTCGTTCAGCTTGCGCCATGTGGGAGAGGGAAGCGAAGACCTCTGGATGATCCTGTGCCCAGTAGGAAGGTTGCCTTCCTTCCAGGGGATGTCCTCGATTATCGGGTTGGTCTCGCTAAGTATCTCCGCGACAGGCCCGATGTTGCCGGACGGGTCAAGCATCTTCGCTACATCGATAAGGTTCAGTTTGTTTCCGATCTCTGTTGCCATCTCAGATCACTCCTTTTCAGACTTAAAAAAAGACCGCTCAATGGCGGCCCTCACTTGTTGCTATTCAGTTGACTAACTTCATCCGCTTATGTCTTTGCGTACCTCTTCGCCAGTTTCTGTTCCGCCGTCAGGTTGGACTCGTCATCCGCCTTACTCCCCCTGCCGTCGACCCATTTGTCATCACCCATGCGAGTGCCCAGTTTCCACAGGTCACGGATCAATTCAGGGTGTGAGGTGAAGCCCACGGAATCCAGAAGGGCAATGGTCTTGTCGGAGAAGACCTCGTTCATCGCCTTGCTAGCAAGGCCTGCGTTCTCCTTGAACGCCCTCCCCCCGTATTCAGCGTCGCCCTTTGCGTCAGACTTCCACTTCTCCACCTGGTCGGCGTATGCCTTCATCTCGCTCTTGCGGAGTTCGACATAGGCATCGGTCAGTTTCTGCGCCTTCTCGTTGCTCAGTTCCATCTCCCTGAAGAGCGGTGAGAACAATTCAAGCGCTGTCTCGTCCATCTCGATACCGTCAGGCAGTTTGATGTCGTACTTCTCCGGCACTTCGGACTCTTTCTTTTCCTCGTCCTCGTCCGGCTTCTCCTCGTCTGCCTTCTCGCCCTCTTCAGGCTCCTTCACTTCCGCTTCGGGTTCCTTGACCTCTGTCTCGTCAACGGAAGTTCCCTGCTCTGTTCCCTCATCCGGGGTAACGGTGTCATCCGTTCCCGAAGTCAGTATGTTGTCCTCAGGCATGATCTCTCTCCTTTTGTTCGGATTTGTGAAGCAATGAAAAAGACGACCCGTAAAGGTCGCCCTGTCTCCATTCGGCTGTTTTGCCAGGCGGGGACAGCCGTACCCTTTATTCGACTGTTGTGCCGGCGGGGACAGTCGCCACCCCCTATTACATGACTAATGCCACCCACCCGAGTGAACGGCATCGCTACTCCTTCTGCCCACTTAATTGGCAGATGAGCTACTTATTGGTGGGGGCCAGGGGGCCACATGGCGGCCATCCTAAATGGCTGCACTGTGACGTCACAGACGACGTGGCCTTGTTCCCTCGCTTCCCCCATTTGGTGGAGGTGGGGAGAATTGAACTCCCGTTAGGTGTCCGCACTACGTGCCGAGACCTCTTCCCTGTCACCCCCGCTACCACATCGGTTCAACGTATTTGCCTATGTACCACGGTTCCTCTTCCCGCTTCGGTTGCCATCCATCGAACTGACAAGCATTACTTGACGGTTGCAACTCTTCGGTATTTCCTAATACTTCCTCCGCTAACTCAAGCCCCGCTACCACGGGGTCGATGCAATCTGCTCATTTGCCCATGTATTTACCTACCCTTTCTTCTCCCTGAATGAATAGATCCCGTCCTTCGCTTCTCTCTGCATGACGGGGAACATCTCAGGACACGATTCCATGAGATCCCGCATGATGGACAGTCCCACGTTGCGATGCCCCTCAAGGAAGTAACCCCTCGAATTACCCGTGAACGTAGACCGGAACACGCCCGTGAAGGCGAGCAGTCGCCAGATGTAACGGCGGAACCTCAGGTCGTGCATGAGGTCGTAGAACTCCGCAAGTTCCATCCGTCTTGCTTTCCCGTCCTTCTCCTGCTGTTCCTTCCCCTCTGGCTCCTCAGGCTCGAATATCCCTGCGCTCGGCGGGAGCATCACGCACTACCCCTCTGGCCCATCAACGCCCCTATCGCGTTGTTCTCTTTGTTCTCGATCGCGCTCATGTCCTTGCCGACCTGTGCCGCCTGCTGTGCCTGTGCCATCATCATCTGCTGCTGCATTGCCCGCGCCTTCTCCGCCCGGATGAAGTCTCTTTTCTTCTCGTCCCTCAATATCTCCGGGTGAACGCCCATCATGTCTCCGTAAATATGGACTGCCTTGTCAAAGTCGATGTTGTCTATGACATCAGGGTCTTTACCCGCCTTCGCCTGGAACTCAGCGATGCTCCCTACGAAACCGGAGAACTGTTCAACCTTTTCCATACCTGCCATTCTCTGTGCCTGTGCAAGGACTGAGATGTATTCCACCTTCAACTCTTCCCCCTCAAGTTCTGCCGGGGGCGGAGGCGCAATACCCGCATCCATGATGTAACTGAATGCCGTGTCTATGAGCGGGTCTAACAGGTCTGAATAGAGTTGTTCGAGGACAGGCCCGATCATGAGCATCTTTTCCTCATGCCTCTCCACAACCTCGCGCGCCGTTACATCCCTGCCTCGCATAGGCTCCTGTGCGAACATGAGGAAGAGGTCATTGAAGAAACTCTTGCCTATCCAGTACTGGAGATCGTCAGTCCACGCCTTGATGCGCTCAGGGTGAAAGTCGATACTGAACAGAGGCCCGAACCTTTCAGTTGACGGGTCTTGAACATAGTTCACCCCGCCCGGCAACTGGTTGACCCCTATCGTCTCAAGTGAAGGCGGAGCGACCAGCGGCGGGTCTATGCTCATGTCAAATGCTTTGATGGTCTTTTTCTGAAATTGCTGATAAATCTGCACAATTCCAAGAGCCGTCTCTCCCGGACCCCATCCCCACGGTGCGCCCGGGACGACAGACCATCTGGGTGCGAGTACGGGGAATATTCCGTACCCTGACTCCCTCAGGAAGTTCTTATTCTCGTGCCCGGAGTCCTCGTAGTAGACGCTCCTGAATCCCTTGCCTGCATTGAACGGCTTATCCTCACGCACCATCTCGTTGGGTTCCACGAAATGGTCTATCATGACAGGCGTGTCCTCGTGATTCTTCGCCAGTTCCCTTAATCTCTCTGAGCAGTTCTTCTCACCGAACCACCGAACAGCCGCATGAGCAGGAAGCCAGAACTTGCGCCCGAAGGAGTCAACTTTCAGATCGTGTCCCACACCAAGGACATACTCGCCTATAGTCAGAGGTCTCAGGCGTATGACAGACTCAAAGTCCTTCTCCGTAACGACCGCCGCCGTACCGTAAGGCAACTCTTTGTAGACGTGATGCAGTCCCTGGTAAACGTTCGACTGGCTAAAGATGCTGTACATGAGATCCTCGATGACCTTGAGCCACGCCTTAGCTGCCTTTGAGCGTCCTCCTGCTGGGTGTTTCGTGGCAAGTTGGAACCACGGCCTTGCAGGACTCGTCAGACCACCCTGCAATCCTGCCGCCATGACGTTGACCGCGTATGTCGGAGCAGGATGGTATATCTCAGCGACAGAGCGTTGTGCGTCAGACGGCTTAGTCCCGTCAAACAGCCCGTTCCATGGCAAAATAAAGGCCGTGATGTCTTCCCACCACGGCTGCATTGGTTCTCTGAGTGATTCCAGTTCCTTCTGACGGCGCTTGACATGCTTCATCAACGCCTCATTTTCGTATTGGGGCATTCGCCGTCAACTCACTCTCCTAATAGTTTTTTCTTCGCCACGGGTGCGGCTCCGAGCAAACCTTGAGAACTGGTCGCCACGGTGTCCTCGCGTCCGTATGCCGCAGCGCGTCTTCTGCGCTCCGCCTCGATGCCGCGGTTAACCTGATCTTCCTCGTCGTTCTTGACGGGAGGAGGTGTAATCTTCGGGACAGTGGGATTAAATATGCACATGCTATTACCTCGCTTTCAGGGGATCGTATTTATCGGCGTTACTGAAACGGTTCTTAGCCGTATTCGACCTGTCTGTCGCTTTCAGCTTTGGTCTCACTGGAGCGGCGAAGGTCAGGACTAACGCATCAGCAATGTCAGGCGACCTGCCCCCGCGTTTCTTGATATCGTCTTTCGCCTCTAATACCATCCTGTCCGATGCGTCCATCTTGTACGTCGGCGACACCAGGTCGGTCTTGAGATCCGGCATGTTCGGCAACGCTCCGCCTGCCTCTATCCACTCCCTGCATTTGTCCCACATCTCGGAGCGTTTATTGGCGTACCGCACGGGATCAGCCGGTTTGCCGCCGAAGTTGACCTCTATTGCCGGGTACCCCAGTTGCCGGAGCCTGTCTATGACTCCCTCTCCGCGTCCCGCATCGATGAACAATGCGTCAGGCTCATGATGGTCGTACTGTGCCGCTATCCGTTGAGCGAGTGTCATGTTGTCTATGTCGGTAAATACTATTGGCTCGTGACACCACAATCCCTGCCGCAGAACTATGACAGAGCGATCATCTCCGAAGCGCGCAACGTCAACTCCCAGGATCTTCGGCGCGCCCCTAACATCGGCAGGAGTGATGGTCTTCTTGCACGCCGCACTAACGAGGTCTATCGTTATCAGCGTGTCATCGCTCGATGCGGAGAAATCGCACAAAAACTCCTGTCTGTAGGCCGCATCGCTCATAGTTGCCTTCGCCATCTCTAACTCTGACTCTGTGATAATGTCCGTCTCGTCCACCCGATAAAGTGCAGAGTACCAATCGTCAAGCGTCTGAGCGTATTCGTACAACTCGTAAAACAGGTTTATACCCTTTGGCGTGCCGATGAACACCGCCCACCCCTGACGGTCAACCAGTGTAGGCCGGACTATCTCTCCCCACACTTCAGGCTTCATTTGCGCTACCTCGTCCATAACAACGCCGTCTAAATACATCCCCCTGATAGCATCGGGATTATCTGCGCCCAGCAGCATAATCCTGGAATCATTAGGCAGGGAGATCGTCAGTTCAGATTCCGATATTTTCACGTCTGGAACCGGCTGAACGAACCGCTTGAAATAGTCCCAGGTATTCCTCTTCGCCTGCTTCAGCTGCGGAGCCATGTAAGCGTACCGCGCATTCGGGACCGTGACCGTAAGTGCCTTTTTGATCATGTGGTTGACAGCGCAGACCGTTTTGCCTAGCCGCCTGTGAGCCACAATGACCGAGAATCTATGGGAGTCCATCTGGGAGTGAATGACATTCTGCGGATACCTGGGATGATATGGAATGACTATCTCATTCATCTATTGCCTCGTCAGCGGTCTGCCACCTGATGAGCAGAGGCCCGCCGTTTTTGCCTGTATGCTCTAAATGTTTCTCATCACGCCAGCCGTAATTGTTTTTGAGATTGAAAATGATTCCAGGAGTGAAGGTTGATTTATCGTTCAAGTGTTCCTCAAGCCACCGGAGCACTTTTGCTTTCGCTGTTTTTATAGTGTCGGAAAACTCTTCTTCCGAAGCATAGTTAATCAACTGTTCCCGATCTAAACCGCACGCCATTGCAAGCCCCGTCACTGTGTAAGGCTTATCTTTTTCCTCGCACTCGGCAAAATAGGCATCAATTTTGACCTGCAATTCCTCGGCAGTTTTATATTTTCTTGGTCTGCCTGTTTTTGCCACGATTTTCACCTCCATTTTGGACTATTATGGGGTTTCAGGCGATCTTCGTAGCCTGTATATATATGTACCGGTCTGTATTATATCGCCAGTGATACCAGGGTAATATATAATCACCAGGCCCCATCCCCGCCCTTATATGGTGATTGCTCCCTGACCTACCCAATTACCCGGAATACACTCAATGTGCCTTGGTTGCTCTC